GTCGCCCCACCAGTTTCTATCCAACACGCGCTCCCAGAAGGTTGCAGCATCCCAATCTGGACTACGGCTATCTCGTGTATTCAACAAGATACCTAACGGCTCGCTTGGCGATTGCAGTAGACCCTTCCAAGGAGTTACGGAATCAGAAATCATAAACGGTATCATCGTCAGCACATCTTCTGGATTATCCATCATGCGCATTAGGTCATCAACACCAGACGCAGCGTCAGCTAACCCATAAGCATCAGTAAATGTGGTTAGCCACGAGGCAAGCTTCTCGCCTAAGCCAATTTCGCCACCCTCGCCATCTATCTTGCCTTTAGGCAAATGGTTCGCTGTTCCTGTAACTAGGTCGTATGCCATAATGCCACCAGCAAATATAGACCACCCATGACCAAAACGCTTCATGCTGTAGGTAGTGTAACCCTTATGCTCTCCAACATATTGGTCAAGGTAGGCTTCTCTGTCTCCTTCAACCATTAAGTCGTAAGTCCTTGCCCCTTGCTTCTTGCCTTGATACGAGGTCGCCCAATCGTTGTGCGATTCCACCATGCTAGATAGCAAGTTCGGCTGTTGCTTGAACTGATTCTCTAGTTGCTCAAGCGTGTCTTTCTTTGACGCTGGTATCTTAATATGCCAGTTGCCATACTTGTCTTGGAGTAAATGGTCTGACGCATACTTCTTTGTTATAACGCCAGCAGTAATTATTCCAGCACCAACAAGTTGTTTAGCTAACGCATCGCGCTTGCCCATCGGCGTTTTCGCTCTCATGTGTTTGAACATATAACCAAGAATCGGTGTGCGCTCCAAGCCCATGTTTATTGTGTTAGCGGTCGTCTTACCGAACATAAAGAAATGACCGCCAAGTGGGTGCTGAGAGACATCCTGTAACATCTTCATGCTACCAGCTACTTCTTGTTGCAAGGTTAGCTCACGCTGCTGTTCCCATGCTTGATCTCGTGCCTTGATAGCGAGGTCTACCTCATCAGAGAAGTCTCCGCCTAACCGTTCCCCTAGCCAAGTTCGCACTTCGTTATGCGCAACCTTGCCACCTCTGACCTCCTCTTCTAGCTGTCGCAAGGCGTTTGTCATGTCAGCCATGTAGTCTATGTCGTCCGTCTTTGCCCTCTTCGCTCGCCATACTGTATCAACCACAGACTCTCGCAACACTTGGTCAAAGGAAGCCAACTTGATACCGTCATCAATAAAGCCCATTGCTTCTCGTGGCATCACTTCCCATAATCCTACAAGACCTGTCATAAATCCGCGTACATATTCGTTCTCGATGTTCTGTGCGCGAACACCCAATAAGGTCATGGAGTTAGCGTCCATGCTTCGCCCTAAGTGTTCTAGCTCTGAGCCTTCCATGCCGTAAGCAGCACCTTCCATCTCTTTGCCAGTAGAACCTGTAACATCAGCTCGACGGCGTGATGGTGTCAGTACAGATTGGAAGAAGTTTCTTTGAGAAGGACGACTAGACTTGACTATCGCATCTTGCTTGGCTTGGACTTCTTTAACTAAGCGATGATACTCTCTAGCCTCACGAGAAACTATAGACAGTAGCCCTCTCGATAGCCCCCTAAATCCCCTGCGAGACAATGTAGCTGCCACGCCGTATCCCAAAGCAAGAACTGATGTACCTGTGCCAGACACCGCAGAGCTTACACGCAACAAGCGTGAGCCTTGCAACCATACCGGCATGAAATAACTCTTACTAAAGGCTGGACGCATTACCGAACCATTACGGAAATACTGATGCTTGTCCATGAAGTCCGTAAAGGATTCTGCTGCCTTCTTTGAACCCCAGCCAGTACCCTCGTCTTTGAACTCAGACAACTGGTCGGCTATATCTTCAGCTCTCCAGTTACCATTATTGCGGTTACCCCTATGCCAATCCTCAGCCTTCAAGACATCTGATGGATTCTCTGACCTAGCTGGAACAGGGTATTGGTCTGTTAGCTTATGGGCTTGCGATCGCTGCTCGTTTGCGCCAGTCTCCTCAATTCTCTTTCCGCGTAGCATATCCTCCTCTGCCACACGAGCTTTCTGAACATTATAGAATGCTCTCTCTAGCTCGATTTCTGCTGGTCTAGGTGCTGCACCTTTAGGAACTGAAGCATACTCTTTATACGCTACACTAAGCTCGCCATACGCTGCCCTTAAATCATTCAGTTCGCCTGTAGCCTCGTCTGTAGCTTCCGCCAACATACGCGCTTTATTGATTAACTCTTGCGCTCTGCCTAAAGCGACACCGCTAGACCTACCGCCTTCCTCGGCAAGCTCTCTCTGAACCTTTAACATCTTGTTTAGTTCGTCTTGAGCAGCGTCAATGTCTACTTGCTTCACGCCCTTAGTAGCTACATCTAGTTCTTCTTGCAGTTCATCAAGCTTCTTCTGCTTGCGCTTCTGCTTTTGGTCTAGCTTTCTAAGTTTAGCTTGGTCAGTCTTTGAGTATGACTTTCTGGCTTGCTCTATCTCTTCCTCTATACGCTTGACTTCATGCTCAAAAGACTTCTTGTTCATCTTTTCGTTTTCTGACAATTTGTTGCCTTTAGCTACCTTAGCTTTCCAACGACCAATGACTGCTACCTTTCGATTGTAGAGTGTTCTTAATCCACGAAGCTGCTTTGTTTCAGTTGTCTTAAGTGCTTCCTCCGCTTCTTTAATGTCTAGCTCTGTCTTGTTAATGTCAGACTTGAGCTGTGCTTTCTCAGCCTCTTCGGCAGCGGATAGTCCACGAGACTGCTCTTCGCGCAACTGCTTTGTTTTCTTGTCAAGCTTTGTCTCTGTTGCCTTTAGTTGCCCTAGCAATTTGCGTAGCTTCCCACGCGCTGTCTTGCCGAGAGCATTCATTACAGTCTTTATCTCAGCCTGTGCTTCTACCTTAGCCTCTTCAGCCATATCCTTTAGCTCTTGCTCGGACTTTGTAAGTGGCTTCTTGTCGTTAGCTAATCTAGCCTTAATCTTATCTAGTGATTTCTGTGCGCTCTTCTCTTTAGCCAAAGCTTCCTTCAGCTTGCCATGAGGAGTATCTTTCAGCATAGCACGAATCTTCAGAGCATCTTCTGTGGCTACCTGTACCCCTTCTTCTGCTTTAGCTACTTGCTCTAGTTGCTCTGGAGTAAGATCGCCTTTGTTAGCCTCAAGCTTGTCGTTTAGCTTCTGCAACTTATCCGCTGCTTTCTGGACTTTCTTCTCCGCAGCTTCTACATCCTTAGCACCTTTAACGTCTAGCTCCTTTACTGCGTCCTTGATAGCTTCGTTAATATCCTCTCCCTCTTTCAAGACAGCCTCAACTTCCTCGCTATCCACGCCTAGCATACCGCGCTTGCGTAAGCCGTCGTATATATTCTGAACGCCAGCGTTCTTCAAAGCGTCCTTCTCTACTTGACTCAATGGGCGACCACTAGCAACAGCATCTAAGATACCTTGCTTTAGCTCGCCTTCTTCTAGGTTGTCTAACCACTTCTTGAACGACCTTGCTTGAGTAAACAGCTCTCGGTCTTTGTCCGTCATGTTGCCAGCTTTCAGCTCATCAATTTCGTCCTGTAGTTGCTTAACTGTCTTTTCGGTGTGTAAGCTAGTAGCCTCCACCAATGCCTCAGTCTCAGCCTCGTCCATCTCCTCGTTCTTGAGTATCTTGCTTCTGACGCTTGAGCGAATCTTCTCGTCCTCGATGTTGTCCAATACATCCTCAACACCACCACCAAACTTCTTGCCTTCATCGCGCAACTTACGGACATCAGCTATCTCATCTTCGGTTAATTCAACACGAACATTGTTGCGCTCCAAGAACTCCTTTAGGCTCTCTTTGCCTTGTTGCCATTCGTTCATATTCACGCCATGCGAGCCAGACATCTTGTTGCGCTGGATTGCTTGTCGCCTCTTAGCGATTACCAAGCTCTGCTTCTCTTGTGCTGTTATTGTGCCAGCTTTCTTTTTTCTGTTGAGATCACGAATCATCTTCTCTGAGTCGTTCCAACGGCGAGCGTCTTTGAACGCCCCTGTCTTAAACTCAAGCACAGATGAACGCTGGTCGCCTCTAAGGTTTTTCCATTCCTCGCCAATCAAGTCCACGCCATACTTTTCATCGAGTGGCAATTCATCCGCAGAAACCTTGGTCTTTATGTCATCAATCTCCTCCGCCTTCATGCCCTTTGTCTTTTCAGCAAAGTTCTCTTCCAAGTTGCGAAGCGTCTTAGTGTCAGAAGCAGACATCTCTCCAAGCTCCTTAAACGATTGAATTGTTCTCCACATTCCACTAAGGTCAAGCCCAGCGTGCATTTCAACTATGCGGTCTGCGCCACTCTTGTAAAAGCCACCGTCCATCTTCTTCAAGTGAGCCATCATCCCCTCAGTAAGATTCTCTGGGGAGAACGATCTAGCCACACCGATAGCCACCTTGCTGCCATACTTTACCGTCATAAGCATCAACGCTAACGCGCCTCCAGCTAGTCCACCCTCGACAATGTTTTTATACGCTGCCTCTGGGTCGTCCTCAGTAATCTTCATCCAACTAAGGACTTGAGGTAGCTTGCCATGCTCATCTAATAGGTTAGCAAGATTGCCCTCGCCTTCTACAGTAAAGGCATAGTCGGCAGCAGCTCCAGCCAGTTCAGCTATCATAAGCTGCGTGGCATTAGAAGCACCCATAGCGTTGCCTACACGCAATGCCCCTAATACTCCAACCACAAACGGAGCGACAGCACCAACGACCTCGCCACCAACAGTTGTAAATCGTGGCGCAGTAGGCATTCCCAGAGTAGGGAAGCCAGCCTTGCCTAAACGGTGTCCTGTGTATTGCAGAGTGTTTGGTATCCACATTAGGGTCTTGCCTAGAATACCCATCTCATCCCACTCCTCTTCGCTCATGCCAGAACGATATTCAGAAGGAGAACCGCTACCATCAAATACGCCTCGTGATGCCATCTTTTCCCAACGGTCTTCTTTCGTTTCAACACCACCAGCCATAACCTTAAACTTACCGCGCTTGCCATCTCTCACTAGAGCTAGACCAGACTGCAATTCAAGGATAGCCTCAGATGTCCGAAGGAAGTCTCTAAAGTCTTGGCTCTCAATATCTAAACCAGATGTATCTATGCCTAGCTTGTGAGCTATGTCGATGTACAGCTTTCCAGCCATATTAACGTGTGCGCGATCGGCATCAAACTCTTGACCACGCTCAAAGGCAGCCATCTGGTTGTCTGCTACGATTTCACGAATAATGCCGTCTACATTGCGAGCATTGCCTAATTCGTCGAAGATTCGAGCTTCATACTCTTTGTTATTCATTAGACGCTCAAGGTAGCCGTTAGGGCTATCTGTAGGTGTGTAGTTGAGGCGAGCTTGAGGCTTATACTTAGTTTCTGCCAAGCGTTCTTCGTGTGCCTCTCTTAGCGTTTGCTTGCCTTCTTCTCTAGCAACCATTTGTGGTAGCTCTCCTACCTTTTCCTCAAACACCTCTAATGCTTCTGGACTAGCTTGCTCCAATGCTTCCATGCCAGCACCAACCAAACCCTCAGCTTCTTCTTCAATTTCTTCTTGAAGCGTAGGTTCATCGCCACCAACTAATTGCTGAACAATGCTTGCCTCGTCAATCTGCTCCTGTGTCATAGGAACTTCTGGCTCTTGAGTTGCGCCCTCTACAGGCTCTTGGATTTCTTCTTCTGGGTTTTGTGCCATTACTTTTTGGTGGTGGTGGTGTCGTCGCTGCCTAGGAAAAACGATGTTAGTGATTCTTCTCTTAGTGATTCATTCTGAAGTTGGTCAGAAACTTGTCTAGCAGTTTGGACTTTCATAAATGCGCGTAAATACATCGCTGCTGCTTCGCTTCGTTGCTCTGCGGTCAAAGTAGCCATGTTAGGTATACCTGTTGTTAAAAGCTTAATGTCGTTCGCTATGCTTACCTTTACCGCAGAGTCTAAACTTTCAAAACGCATTTTCTCCTTGATTCCATCCAAACTTGTTTGTGAGATGCCCTCAAAAGCTTTTCCGCGTATTACAGCATCTTGAAGTTGCTGCGCCATACGATTCGAGTCGCTTAAATTAACTGCGTCTGGTATCGTTATTAAACTGCCAGTATCCCAAGGAACGCCATGGAATCTTGCTAACAGTTGCTCTATCTCTGTGTTGATAGTGTTCTCGTCAAAGCGACCAATGCCATCGTTTAGGATAGCCTCTGCTGTAGCCTTCTGCTCATCGTCATAGGAATCATATCGCGTCTGTAATTGACCAAGCTTCGCATCAAACTCTTCTTTAGTAATCTGATTCGAGGCAGCCAACGTGGTCAAATCAGCCAATATTGATTTGTAGTTTGATGGAGACATAATCCCTGTCCTTACTTTTACATAAGTCTCTCTAACAAAATTAGCGTCGATAATTGTGTCTACTGTCTGCCCCTTCTCGAAGCTAGTTACCCTTGCTTCATATCCTTGAAAGGGAACTCCATAGCCACCTTGGTCTGGAGGACTAATAGCAAGCTTTCTCATTCTCAATCTAAAATCAGCGTCTGACTCCTTCGTTCTATCCCAAGCCATCAACTCTCTCTCAAAGCGCATCTCAAAATCATCCTCCGCTTTAGGGAGGTTTTTCTTATACGCAGCGTGTGCGGTGTCAAAAGAGGAAACCATGTTGTTGCGGATAGTCTCAACCTTGTTGTAGTTGCCTGTGCCTTCTTCGGCAAAGCGAACACCGTCGCGCAACATCAACTGCTCTTCAATCATGTCGAAGATAGCATTAGCCTCAACCATCGAGTCCTCGTCAGTAGGATCTGCCACCGCCAACATCTGATTACCAAATGAGGTCAATGACTGTAGAACGTGGTTGTTTACCTCAGTTACGCCAGCACCATGTGCTGCCCCAATAATGCTCTGAATCTCTTCAAGATACATAGGCGCAAGCTCATCTCTTCTGTCCGAAGGCAGTTTAGCAATCCCCTCTAGGCTACGCATAACGTCAGCTTCCATCCGCAAAGTTGAAGCCTCAATAGACTGCTTATGCTTACGCTCTTCTACCGCTAGATTTGTAGCAGTCTCTAGTGCTGATTGACCCTGTGAGAAGGCGACTAGCTCCATAGGAGACATACCTTCTGCATCTATGAACACTTCGTTGCCTTGACTGTCTTTGCCAATAGAAACTTCCGCCAACTCGCCAAACGCTTTAGCTTGTTCTTGCTCAAAGGTAGACGCTTTATCTGGGTCTGGGTTAGACATACGCTCTAAACCACCTTGGCTCTCCATGTGGCTAGTTAAAGCATCTATCCGCATCCTTGACCTCTCCTTGCTTACAGCCGTCATCGTAGACCAGTTCTCATGCGCTCGAATCATGCCTTCCTTCTGCGCCTTAGCGTTTGCCTCACGCTGTATCTTTAGGTAGTCAGCATCCGACAGTTGCCCTGTCTTGGTCAAGCCATGTATCTGCCCCAACTGCTCTTGCCACGCTTCTTTGCTCTTACGCTCGTTTTCCTCTAGCTGGTTGAAATTAACCATTGTCTGAGCTGCACCAGCGATCGTCTTAGAAAGATTAGCAAAGGTGTTACTAGGGGCTGCAAAGTCAAAGCTGACCTGTGCGCCACCGCCTGTTGGGATATTGGTTGCCTGTATGTTAGGCTCTGGTATTAGTTCTGCCATTATGTTACGTCTCCGCCTCGTCCTGTATCACGCACGAAGTTAAAGTAGGTATTGAAACCGCCTATCGCATGGTCTGGTGCGCCAGCTAATAGTTGCGCCCAAGCTGGTGTTTGTAGTTGAGATGCTATGTTTGCGTTGGACATATCGAATCCTAGCTCCTCGGCTAGTCGTTGATCTGCTATGCCTTCACGCTGATACATCAAAGAGCGTTGAGCCTTCTTCATATTGCCTAGCATTATCTGCTCTGCCATTAGGTTGCTTCTGGTCAAGGCATCTTTAGTCTCGGTAGCGGATGTTCCAGCCATGCCTCGTTCTGCTTGTATTACCTTCATGCTACCCATCTTCTGTTGGTAGGCTGCCTCGCGTTGCGTGTGCTGTTGCATTGACTGCTCTTCTAGGTCGCGGTGTGCTTGAAATAAGCCTGTCATCTTTCTCTCGAAGTTTGCCTTGGCGAACCTAGCGTTGATACGGTTCTGCGCCTGTTTTAGCTTGAGTGCTTGTTTCTGCGCCCTGTAGGCTTGGTGCTGCCCCATCAAGCCACTTAAAGCTTGAGCAGTTCCCATTATCGCGCCCATAGTTTGATTACTCATGCCGTCTTTGGGTGCTTCCAAGCCCATTGTGGGGGTTGAGTAGCCACCGCTTGTATCAATGCTTTGGTCGAGCAATGGGTCATAGTCTGGTGCGCTATAAGTTCCGTCAGCATAAGAACCACTTGTTCCGTCCATGCCAAGTATTTCTGCAAAGCCAGCCATTACCTATCCCCCTTCATCTGCTCAATGATTATTGTGATGTCTTTTTGCATCAGTTTTATGTTCGTGTTGTTCTCTATAACCAAGTCGTCCATGCGTTCCATGCGAGATTCAATCCTTTCTATTTCGATTGCGTTCTTGCCAATGCGCTCAGAGTTGTATTCCAACGCTGACTGCAACGAGAAGAAGAAACCTATAACGGCTACAAACGGAACGGCTATAGTGATAGCTAATTTAGTGTTGGTCAAAACGAATGTCGTTTGGTCTTTAAGATTGCTCATAGTAGAGTTTGTTTAGCCCTTTGGCTGTGATTAGTTCGTATACCAAATACTTTAAGGGCGTATGTGGTATTGAGATTTCCTCTTCGGTTTTTATCATGCCGATGAGTTTTTGGAAATGCTGGTGCATCGGCTTGTCCGATAGGGCTAATGAAAGCAATCGAGAATACAGTCCTCCGTATTCATCTATTAACTCTCTCAGCACTTTGATAAAAGCAATAGGGTATTCAGCTACGATGTTGGTAGCCATTGACCAAACAACCCCTGTATCCTCCTCGGTCTTGTGTTCAATCAATCCAATTATGGCTACTGGTATGCCGTCGTCTGTGTTGATCGTGAATACATATTCAGAATCCCTTATGCCTTCCATGCAACTATCCGCTGGGGATAAGCCAAGCTCTTCTAGAGGAGCAGCTTCTTGCTCTCTCAGTTCGCGCCCAACGATGGACGCTTCCTCGAATGTCGGTTTAGGGTTGATGTGTAGTTTCACTAGTTTGTTCTCGATGCCCTAGATGTGTGCATTAGCTCAAATGCTGCACCTGTAATGGTTACCGTTTGATGTGTAGCCGAGCTAAGTGTGATAGTCGGAAGATCATTTCTTGCTGCAACTGATGTGCGCAAAGATGATGTCTCTGATGGCTGGTCGCCTATAACTCCGCCACCAGCGAATGAGCCTGTGTAGGTTTTAACCGATGAAGCTCTAAAGTCTGTTTCTGTAGGGAACGAGACAGTCGCCGTCAAATGCTGTGTATCATTGAAGTAAACCTCAACCCACTTGTTTGTCGTTCTGCCGTCTGTAACCGCCACCTCTTTGCCGTCGGCAGAGCCACGCTTAATGTATTGCTTGCTGAACTCGTAAGAGGCGGTGTATTTAAGACCAACCACCACGTCGGTGGAATCCCCAAGCTCCCCACTCTTGACAGTTATTTTCCACTTATCGCTTTCCTGTATGTCAGCCGCCTTGTATTCCTCGTTTGTAGACTTGTTGAAAACCACGATTTTTTGTGCGCGTGGGGTATTGTCGCGTATACGGAATCTGCTGTCGAGGGCTATGGTCGAAGTGTCTGAAGTGTCGGTTATTTCATCGGCTGTGACGTTGTAATACAAATCTACTGCGTTCGTTAGTGGGTCGGTGTTATCGAACTTCATGTAGGTAAGAATATGGTAGGCGGTTGCTACCGTAGTTCCAGAAACAGCGTTATGCCCCTCAATGATGTGGAATTTGTCTGATATGAAGTGTCCTCCCTTAATGTAATCACAAGCCAACTCATATTTAGACCAAGCAGATTGCACACGCTTTTGACCACTATTGTAGTATTTGTAAATATATAACGTGTTGTCGCCTGTATCTGTCTGCACCACGACTGTTGAAGCTAACGAGGATGCAGATATTTTGACAATCTTGCCAGTAATATATCTAGGGATATGCTCTGAAATACTTGTTGCCTCAAAACTAAACTCCGTTGAGCCTGTTGGATACATCTCGTAAACAGCCGACGCACCAGACTTCTCTTGAGCAAAGACTATCGTGTTATCGTTTACTACTGGTCGAGCGATCGTGCTGTTCTCATAACTGCTACCAAGAGACAAGGCTGCCGTTGATGGCGTTAAACCTTGATTGCCTTGCGTTAATAGGAACTGCGCTCTGTCTGAAAATATAACGAGCTGATTCGCAAAAGGAATAGCCCAGTTGAGATATGTGATCTCATTCACAGACGAGGAGATGTCGATGCGGTCTGAGTCCACCGAGTTAATTACAGAGGTGTTCCAGTAGTTATACGCATTATCTACCTCGGACAATATTACACTTTCTCCAGCTAAGAAGCCCAACCTTGATTTATAGAAGAATAGGTCGTTTATCGGATTGCCAATAAAGCTAGGGGCAGCGTCGGAGTTTTCGTCGCCCACCGTTTTATCTGACCAAGTAGCTGGGTAGATGCGGTATTCGTCGTCATCGTGCTTAACAAGCTGATGAGGCATTGTGGTTTCGTCTAGCTGATACTGCAGCCCACTTTGCATATCCTCTTTCCACTTGCCACTTCCAAACTGATTGTTGGTGGCTACATCGCTGTCGTGCGTAAACTTAATGTAATGGTCGTCAGCATCGTTCTCAACATCCCCCTCCACCTTCATCAAGTAGTTGTTTGGTGCGTTAGAAGGAAGAGTTGATATACGGTCAGTAACCTCCGTAAAGGTTTTAACCATCGTGTCGCCATAAGAGTCGCCCACTTCAATTTTAATAGGCGAAGCATCTGCCTCCGCTTTAGTAGGGTATGAAGCATACCATGCGATTACAGAGCCAGATGTTTGGGCATCGCCACCACTATCCTCGATAGACAATCGCTCAAAATTAATAGGGAAACGCACAGGGGCGGTTGAGTCTGCTGCGGTGGCGTTTGCCCCACCCATATTTGAAGTAACACCCCAATCAACAGGAGAACTGCCGTCAGTCTCATAAGCTAAGATGCTTCCAGCACTTGTTCCTGTCATAACATCCTCGGTGTCGTTTACAAACCTTACTGTAGGGTTTGCCCCATCCACCCATGTAACAGCAGCACTAAAATTAACGTCTTCTATTGCGTTGGCTGCTACAGCAAGGTTCTCGGCTGTCTCGTCAGCGGTATCTCCAAGAGTTACAGCGACTCTGCCACCAGAAACCGACCCATCGCTGGTAAACTCAAAGGTATGGTAGTTATCTCCCCCAGTTCCTCCGTCTCCAATAACGAGAAGGATGTCTGTGTCGTCTGGGTTTGCTGTAAACGTGCATCGACCACTTGAGTAGTTACTACCGCCTAAATCAACATGACCACCGCCACCGTTAAATAATTGGTCGTCGCTGTCGTCAGAGTATTGTATAGCTATCGCTGTATCCTTCTCTGTGTAAGAAGGGGCGTTTGTTGTGTTAAAGGTAGTACCATGCCGAGTCTCCGTTGTATTCTCTAAAGCGTAGTGCATCGCGCCAGCCATCATGTCTGTCCTCACGTCTCTACGGCTGGTAGAACCAGAACCATCACTTGTAAATATCTTAATGCTTCTAGTTGTTCCCTCTGAGTCTGTCGCCTTAATTGTAAACTCTGCGTTATAAGCACTCTCTTTAACGAAGATTAAGCCACGCTTAACGTGTTCACGCTCATACATTCCAGCACCACCAGACGTTGTTGCCTTTAATGCTGGTGTCTTGTCTTTGTTAGCTATGAATGTGTAGTCAGCAATCGTAACCGCTGAGTAAGGGTGCGTAGCGTGGTTGTTAGCTACATCGAAGTAATCAAGCTCTGTTCCGTCAAGGTCGCCACCGTCTGCATCCTTTAGGTCAAGAACCTCAGCGGTGTTATCCTCTTCATTTAACTTTAACAAAGAAATGTCTGGGGTTACATCTGGTGCGCCGTCGCCGTCGGTGTCGTCGCCGTCGTAGCCAATAACAAGCATCAACTGCTCGCCAGAACTACGATTGATTATATGAGTAAACGTGTTCTTTGGGTCGTGAAGTAACGCCGCTGGAGTTCCGCCTTCATAAACTGCTTGCACGAAATTAGTACCAGCACGCTTAGTTAGCCCCTTAATAGGGTCAGACAGAAAGTTAGTCTGTGCGGTGCATTGATTGTCATAGCGCTCTGAGTCTGGCTGCTGAGAAACACCGCCTGTAAGATTCTTGATGTTCTTTCGTGTATATGCCATTATGAGCGACGTACTAAAGAGTATGCCACAGTCGAGCTGTCGCCTAGCATATTGATTTTATCTACACCAAACTCGTAGTCAGCCAACTTTGCCTTAGCTTCCATCTCATCACGCTCACTAAAAGCGCGAATGTCTTTTGAGCCAACCATGCGATCGGCGTAGGTGCGAGCAGCGCGTATCAAACAGTAACGCTTGGCTGCTTCTGGCAGATCTAAAAAGTCTAGTAGGTAGACACCTGTGATAGTAATAGTGTCTCCAACGGTAAAGGTGTCGGTCTTATCCTTCATGGAGTAGACCTTGCCACTACGGATTACATAATCTTCGCCAGAGCCTTGATTGCGAATTTGCACATAATCTTGAGGAGTTGTCGCTAAGTAGTTTCCACTACCGTCTGCGGTAAGAACTCTATCCTCCTCGGTATTGAAAACAAAAGAGTCCATGCAAATCTCACGAGCAACCTCTTTCAATATTGTTTGAGCTACAGCAACCTCGTAGGGCAACGTGCCAGCAAGGGTAGTTACCGAGGATTCCCCTATTGTTTGCAGCATTGTGTTTACTGCTTCTAATTCTGTTGTCGTGTTTAGAGTTGCCATAGTTTGTTAAAAAGTTAAAGGAAGGGCGAGGTGCAAAAGCACCCCACCCAAATAGTAAAACCGACTTAGTTATCAGCGGTAATCATTACGATGCCTTCTGGACGAATAACATCTACACCTAACGCCACCTTCGTATTAAGGAGGTTAGAATTGCGTTCTGGTATGTAATTTACCTCTGCTTTTACGCCGCGTAAAGTAACAGTTCCAGCAGAACCTTTGTGGAACGCTGTTGCGTACCAGTTGTTAGTGTTCTCTGTGCCACCAGTTGTTCCACCAGCAGTATTTACATACGGCGAGTAAGTGTTAGCACCTTGACCTGGTTCAACGCCACCTAAGTAGAGAGGCTTGCCAGAATCGTCCATTTGAGCTTGAGTGTTTCCACCGAAGTCTTTTTGGACTTTACTTGCAATAACATCGAAGCCTAAGTAGTTAAAGGACTGCTGACCCTTAGCACGATCGCCTGTCGTGTTAAAGTCGCGGCTCAAGGCTGCGTCAGAAGTCAATAGCTGGTAGTATTCGAAAGGACGTAGAACTAAGCAACGGTCTTCCGCTGGAACAGCAAGATTATCCATCTTAGCTGCAACCTCTTCAATCATTGCCAAAAGCTCGGCAATATCTGCGAACTTAGCTGATGATGAGTAGCCAGTATCGTGAGAGTGCGTGTGGTAAGTAGTCGCCTTCTTAGCCATGATACCTAGCAACATTGCATCGTGCTGTGTAGCAAGAGCTGCGCCAGATTGCTTGGCTAGTGAACCACGAATGTCGTAGTGAGACTTGAACTCGTCAAGCTCGTCTACAAGCTGGGCTGCGTAAAGCAACTTTTCGATAGTGATTACCTTTTCGCCAGAGGTCGCGCCAGAAGCTGCGCCGTCTGCAAGAATGTCAGAACCAGAAGCGTGAAGCTTTGCTGTCTCTGTTGCGTAGGTAGGGAATGATGCCGACTTACCACTCGAAATTGAGCGATTCATAAGACGGTCTTTTATTTTTGCTGCCTCGTTATAGGCAAGCACAACCTCTCCGCCGTAAACTTGGAGAAAGTTGCTGTGTGATGTAGCTGAAATAGCCATTAGTAAACCTCGTTAATTGAGATGATAAACCCTAGTAATAGGGATTGAAGCGAGTGTAGTTTTACCTAACTCGTAAAAAAACAAATGAACTCTCTCTTGAAGTTGTCTCAACACGCTTGCCGTCGTAACGGCTAGGGAGAGGCTTGCTGTAGTATTCATTGATTTAGATTTTTGATTTAGATGCCTTGCGAGCAACTGCTGCTCGATAAGCTGGGTCTTGGTCGTAGCGTGGGTCTGCCATGTCGGCAATCATTTGTGCTTGCGATTCATAGCCGCCCTCCGCTTGTGCAATCGCGTCAGCTTTAATTAGCCTAGATTGCCTTGGTGCTGTGTTGCCAACCATGCGAGCATTTAAGTTGTTCACAGCGAACTTCATTTCATCCAGAGTACCGTTCTCTATGATGCCATCGAAGATGTCTATTTCTGATTCAGACAAGTTATCGCCAGCCCACTTCTGTAGTGCTGAGTAGTCCTCGACATCCGCGGTAACCGACTTCATCTCGTTGGCTTGCTTGTATTGCGAAAGCTCTTGGACGTGTTCAACCAATTCTTTTGGTATGCCAGCCTCCGCGAACTTCTCAAATACGTCCTCTGTTACTTCGCCAGCCTCTTGCAGAGCCTCAAAAGCAGAAGCAATACCTTCTCCTTCCTCGTT